GCGTGGGCTGCTCTCGGGATTGACCCAAACCTTGGCGGTGTTGTCGTCGCTGGTGTGGCTTCGCAGAAGTCCATCGGTTCCGCGCACCTCGCCTACGCTGACGCCGCTTCGGCGGCTGCTGCGAAGGAAGCCGCGTTGAACGGGCTTGTGCCAGCAGCGATGCGGAAGCTCGCCCAAAACAACCTACTTCCCACCAACGTGTGGTTGTACGGGTGAGCGGCGGCATCGAAGACTTCTACGTCCACACCGTTGTGGTGGAGACGTGGCTTGGTACCGGTGCGATGGGGGATGTGTTCCAGGCACCCGCGACCGTCCAAGGGTTCCTTGAGGGGAAGACGCAGCTTGTCCGTGACAGTACGGGCCAGCAGGTTGTGGCGCAGTCCACGTTCTACTGCTCCGTGACGGATGGGGCGAAGTTCACCCCTGACTCGCGGATCACGGTTGCGTCCCCCGGCTCGCTGGCACCATCGTTGACCCTCACGGACTCCGGAACGCTCGTACCCTCCAGCGTGGGCGACCGTGTTGTGCATGTGATCTCCCAGAACGTCAACGACGCCCCCGGCTTGGGCCTGCCCGAACACTCAGAGATCTACTTGAAGTAGGCACTCATGGGCGAAACGTTCAGTATCCACTTGGACCAGATCACCGAGGCTGTCATAGCAGCTATCCCGGAGGCGACCTTCAAGGCCATGGAACACTTGCGGGAAGTGGCCGTCAACCGTACGCCGCTCGAAACCGGGGATCTGCGTGCTGGTGCTTCGACGGTCAACTCCATCGACAAACACGGCGCATCGGTCTACTACCCCGGACCCTACGCCCGGTACCAGCACTACGAGATCCTGCGACACGAAGTAGGCCAACGCCTCTACCTCGAATCGGCGGTCATCTCCGAAACACCCAAAATAATCGAGATCCTCACCCAGGAACTTGGCAAGGTCATTGAGTAGAATGGTGGGCACATGAGCTACGCCAAGGATCTGCTCACCGGGATAGCGCAGATGATCTCGGATTCGAACATCGCCCTCTACAAACCGAGCGGCGCATACGGTGCTGCCGACAGGGCAATCGTGTTCGGTGCGTGGCCCCAAGCCCCTGACAAGTGCATTGTGCTGAACTACACACCCGTGACGCTGGCAACCATGATCCCCATGGAACGCGGCATCCTTGAAGTGCACATCCGTGGTGCTGCCGGTGACGTGTTCGACTCCACGGAGACAGCCGCCGCGATCCGGGATCTCTTGCAGGGTATCCGGTCAACCCCGCTCGGCACCGCGAACGTGATCCAGATCCTCCACAACAACTCCGTCCCGCTGGTGCAGGACGCGAACAAACGTTTCGAGCACGTGGAAACGTTCATCGTTGACGTGGACTCCCCGCCGACCGTGAACCGCCCAGACGGCGGCATCTGGTAGCCACCCACCCATAACTGAATAGCAGCACAACCCTTCTAGCCTCACAACACTGTGGGGCTTTTTTTGTACCCAAAATCAGCCCCGTAGGAGGCACCCATGTCCACGAGCCTAGCTCGCCGCTTCAAATTCCAGGTCAGCTCCGACAACACCAACTGGCTCTCCGTCGCCGGGATCACCGACCTGTCCCCGAACGAAACCCCCACCCTCGTGGCCGCCGACGACTACGACAGCAACGGCTTCTCCAACTTCGAGAAGACCATGACTGGTTCGAAGATCGTCGCCAAAGCGAACCGCAAAACCAACTCTGGCGTGTTCGACCCGGGCCAGGAACTCGTCCGGCAGACCCGGTTCCAGTTCGGTGACCAGGCCCGCGTGTATGTGCGCTGGTACGACCGCAACGGCGCACCCGAAGCCTACTCGGGCCGTGCACTGGTGGACTGGCAGCAAAGCAAAACCGGCGTGGCCGACCTTGAAGAGGTCACCATGTCGTTCACCATCGACGGCGTGCTGTCTTCGATCACGAACCCGTACTCGACCTCTGCTGTCCCGGTGATCGCGTCCGCTACCCCGTCCGGTGTTGCGGTTGGCGGTCAGGTGACCATCACGGGCAACGGCTTCACCGGCACGGTTGTGACCTCGGGTGTGAAGTTCGGTGCGACGAACGCGACCGGCTGGACCGTCGTTTCGGACTCCCTCATTGTTGCGATCATGCCCGCGGGTTCTGCCGGCGCGGCCAACATTGTTGTCACGAACGCTACCGGCGCTTCGACCGCGTTCGCGTACACCCGCGGCGCGTAACCCCTAGTACCGGGGGCGGGTGTCGTGAGAGTCGCCCGCCCCCTTGCTTTACCCACTCTCACACCCAACTCTCACGTAAGGAAACC